GGAACCTCGTAAAAACCTATCGATGATATCTTTTCGGCCAACGAACGTGTTTTTAAAACAAGAACATCGCCCACATTTAAGTTTTTTGTAAAAGACACAAATTTATGTGTTGTACCATTTACCAATGTATAATCGGTAGTTAAAGTTTTTCTTTTCGAATTCACTTCTACACTAACTTGTAAATCAGCGAGACTGGCAGAATTTTTATAAGCATCTATGGCAAAAACTTTTCGTTCGTTGTCGTCTACTGTGTATGTTCTTATCACACGCTGATATGACTCTTCCTCTCGCTCTATCCAGTTAGATTTAGAATTATGTGTAGTTCTACCTGTGGTATAGTGTAAATGTCCAGATCCATATTTTTTCGTAATATATTCATTTCCAGATTTATATGTAAAAGATCCTCCGGTTAAATCTGCCTCAAATACTATGTCTCCCACGTTGTTGATCGTGTTGTATTTTACTTTCAGTCCTAACACAGTGTCTATAGTTGCGGTATCACTAATCTTGTAAGCGAAAACTTTTGCTCCTGAAAATGTCGATGAAGTATATTTTGTAGTATCGTCGAACGACACATGTTGATTATCCCATATTCCAAACAATGGTTGTTGATTTAGTTTAGTTTTTGTTTGAGAACTTGTCCAAGTTTTTGTTGTATCATCATAATAAAATGATTTTCCTTGGTTTGTTTTTCCTAGTTCAACATATATTCCTTGTTGTGACAAAGGATCTATATCTGTCTCTTCACTAAGATTAATTCTTTTTGTTCCCGATATTGTAACAAAGTTGACCTTAAATGTTTTATTTTTGTAAAGTGTATCGCTGTCGTTTGTGAATATGACCCTCATACCATCTGCTACGTTTACGCCGTCGATGATGTATCCTGTCGAATTGACCACATCTGACCCTACATCTGTCGTGACAGTGTCGAAAAGAGCAACACTTTTTTTGCTTATTGTCGCATGATTGTACAGTGCAAGTCCGGAATCAAATTCTATAATCGGTCTTTTTGCTCTAGAAGTCGCAATTAATTCTGCCGTGGTTCCGTTCGCAGTAGCAGTGGTCTCTATCACACTTCTATGGAACCAACGATTGTATCTGGACCATGCATTTCTATCTACACTATCTCTTTTAATTGTTATATAATCTGGATCTTCCGGTCTATAAAACGATATCGCATATGGTCTATCATCATATGCTACACTGTCATATAATATAGTAGTCTCCTTAGCATAAGATTCTGGTGTTATTAATTCCGAGGAATCGGTCAATGTTATAGATTCACCAACACCCTCAACATAAAACTGTTTAGATGCATAATTAGAATTTACAACGTTCGTGCCGAATCTTAATTTCATTCCATTGGTTAATGTCAGGCCGGAAGCGGTTGTATAATTTTTTTTGCCTAGGAACTCTTTCTCCACGTCAATAAGTGTAGAATCGGTTGCTGTTTTTATCTGAAATACTCCGTTCATCTGTTGATGATTACCACACTGATAATATAAAATGTCCGGGGCGTTTGTCGGCACAACAAAAGTTACAACACCTTTGTCTTTTCCATTATCAGTAACCCCCGATGAGTATCTTACAGATGTGCTATCATCTTGTGCATATCCATCCACGCTGGGCTCGGTCTGTATATAAAACGGATGCCCCTGAGCCTTCACGTTAAATTTATATGTGTTACCTCTGTATAAAGTTACAATAGGATTATCTGTTGTAGAATAATTGTTAAATCTAAATGCCGACGAACCATTACTGGTCACAGTTATCTCGCTTATTGCTCCCTTGGCCACACTTGTTATTAGTATAGGATTAGGACCTTCCGGTAACCAATAGTACTCACGGTAGTTGATCAGTTTGTCAAAATCTATGGCAGGATTCCATGAATAAACTTTTTCTTTGTTGAGTCTGTCATGATTATTTGTAAGTCCACCACTGGTTTTTATTTGGTTTATAAAATCGTCATAAGTTCCTAAAAATTTTACCTGGTCCTCTGGATTAATACTTGTTGTATCCGCATCGGTATATGTTACTGTGGGTTCAAGTTGATAATTTTCTCTATCTTTTGATGTTGCAGAAAGATACGTATCCGTTGTTTGTCTAGTATAAGCGTTTTTTCTACCAATGTAACCGTCGACACGTTGTAATGAGCCAGGTTGTATCAGTTGGTCAAGTGTACTAGAAAAAAATCGTTGGTTGGAATCTGTTCTATAAAAATTTGGGAGATGCTGTACACTACGTCTAATGGAAACGTTACCGTTATCTTCGGTTACAACGTAATCATTTTTTTTCGAATCAATCGGTTGATCGACCATTTTTAGTATCCTGTGCTTCCACCACTAGTTATTGTTCCGCTTGTTGTTGAAGTCACCGATGATACTGCCGATGTAGATCGTCTGTTTGTAGTTGTCTCAGTGGTTGAAGTAACTACGGTTCCAGAAGCCGCCAATTGGTTGGCTCCTAATGAATCGATAATTTCAACATCATCAACGGTGGCTCCACTGATAAAGATTTCGTCTGCCGCGGCACTGATCTGGAATAGAGATCCAAAACCTTGCTCTATTTCTTTAGGTACTATCACTACTGTTGATAGGTCCGGCGCTAATTCTTTGTGTATGTATGCGGCTAATTCTGTAAAATAAAAAGTATCTCCAAAATCAAAATTGTCTAATGCAAAAAATTCATTAATTGCTTGTATTACTCGAGTTTTGATAACGCTGTTGGTTGCATTTGCAGTAGTATTTTTAACTACTTTAAATGTTGCTTGAAATTGTGAAGTCGCCTTTGCCCCAAACAACACTTTATATTTGACCGGATGATAGACTATCTGATCTGAAAGACCTTTTATAGAATCTAAACTCGAAGAATAAGAAATTCTTAGTTGATCCGATGTGCTCGCTGTTGGTTCCGTTGTTTGATCTTTTAGGTATGATCTGAATAATTCATCATAATTTCTTTCGAGCATGAATATATCTATAACATTACTTAAACTAGGATCTATTCTTGTTGTCTGACCTGCAAAATGTTTATATTGGAAATTGATTGCTGTTCTTCCTGGTCTTGCAAGGTATTCTGTTGTAGTTGTTAATGAGTTCGATGAAAGACTGTAAGTTTTAAAAACATTTTCGTTGGCACTATAAAAATAAAACTTTTGTCCATTTGTATATTGTCCTGCTAGATTAACAGATGATTCGTTCTCAAACACTAAGAAGTTCGATGCCGAAACGGGTCTGTATCGTTCAATATTGTCATAACTGACATATTTTTCAAAAAAAGCAAATTTAGTTGACTTGTTTGTTTCTGGAGCAACTGCTATCTCAAAAAGTTCTGGATTGTCGACCACTCCGTCGTCATCGGTATCAGAAAATCCTATTTTGACTTTCCTATTGTCGTTAAATCCGTCGCTCTCTTGTACTACGTCAACTATCTCCCATTGTAGAGAGTAGCCTATAGAATTATTGGAATCAGGTAGTGTATTGTTTTTTAATATTTTGACATTATCTTTTATTGCTCTTCCGGCCTTGTAATCGTAAATCTTATCTTGTTTTTCATAATAAAATCTATTCTGCGATTCGGATTCAAAAATATAATCCAATTCTCTGTATGTCACAGTGTAGGTGCTACCGTCATTTGTAAATTTAAAGAACCAACTAGCATCTAGTCCTGCCCCTGATGAATCTCCTGTATTTGTCAAAGAAAAAATAGAACTGCTTGAAAGATTAGCATTTGTAATTACTTTCCAAGTTTGTGTATCTTGGTCATATCTCAATCCAAATTCCTCAAACCCGTTTATTCTATCTTGCAGATCTAATTTTAAAGATGTGCCTAGATTAACAGTAAATGGAGGAATAATTTTACTAACCACAGAGTTGGCAGGTATTATGTCAGTTAGTGTTATAGGACCTATACCGGATTCCAGATTACCTGCACCTCCATTCGCTCCGTCACCTTCCACTGAGCCTATCTTTGCCCATGCTCTGTCTTCGGCGTCGGTTGTTCCGGCTGTTACAAGAACACCGTTCAAGAATTCTCGAGAATCTGGGCTTGTAAATTTAATAAGAGCGCCAGGTTTGGCATATTTGAAATTCGATGTGGCAAAATTTCCCACCACTAGTGGTCCACCTGCCGTGAAATAGCCTGTGTTACTGTTAGTGCTTGTTGTTGTGCTTACCCAAGATGCACCCGTTGTGCTTGTGTCTTTGAACGGAAACTTATCATAATAAAATTGTCTGATGTATGGTTCTTTAAGTTTCGCTTCTATCTGATTATTCAAGGCATTTAAAATTTCGTTGTTGTTAGAAAAAGTAAAACTAAACGTTGGATTTGTTTCTTCTTTATAAAGAATTCCGTCGTCGGCAAAAACGTTCGTATTAGAGTATGCCCCTGTTGGATCAATGATTTCTTTTTGTCTGCTTATACCAGATGCAATTCTATTGACCGCTCGAGATTTTAATATGTTTTGAGAAACTGATAAGGGAACAACATTATAGTCCTCGGCAGTTATCATTCTATTTTGTGAATAATAGACTTGCGGTGCTTTTTCTTTTATCGAATCTGTTGATTCGCTCGTGTCTGCGTTGTAAACAGACTGCACCAACCCGGCATTCAATGTTAAAGTTTGTGCTCCACCGTTTTTGTCGGTGTAAGGAATATTAACTACAACATTTTGAATGTCAGATGGTTGAATAGAATATTTTTCATTGGCCGATGTTCTATAATATAATCTAAAAGGTCCTTTTGGAATGTCTGCAAAATTTCCATCACCAAACACTAGATCAATTGCGTCGGTGTTTTTAGTCACTACATTGTAGATTGTTCTTATTCCACGCTGTAAACTATTGTAAATTGCGTTATTTCCAGACAGTGCTGGAACCTGTGTCCACTGTGTTTCTATCTGTGAAATGTCGTCTAGTTTGTATAACCAAACGTCGTCGTTGTTGATGTTTGAAATGTTAATTTGTTGAACATAGTTAGTAGTTGGTTGATCAATTGTAAAATCCTGTGATCCGATGTTACCCTGTTTGAATTGTAAAAAAAATCCTGTATTGTTAGAACTATCCCCTGCTCCGTCGGTTCTATACAAGTACGTAAACCCTGTTCCTTCGATTGGTGCCGCTTCATAGATATAGTCTTTACCTTCGATAGTACTAGGCACTATTTCAAAATTACGTAAGGTACCGCTAATAGATTTTGAAAATTTATAAATCGGTAGATCTATTTGAGTTGAGTTAATTGTATAAACATCTGTCAGTATGCTTGAAATTCTTTTTGATTGTCTAGGTTTACCAAATCGTTGCCCTGAAACATTGGCACTGTTAAGAATAGCAATCATTTGCTCCCTATAATTTGGATTGGAACTATCATTCCATACAATTGTGGTGTTTACTAAATCTGTTCCTGTGCTATCTATCACATTTTCTGTAGTGGAAACTGAATTTAATTTCAATAATCCTTGTGCTGATTTATTTCTCTTGGCATTGTAATTGATCAATCTTGCAAGACGCAATACTGAATTTCTTCTTTCAGCAGTTTCAAGAAAATTTTCTCTGGCATTTAGATCCACTCTGAAAGATAATGATTGAGCAATATAGGCTATCAAATCTATAAGTGCAATATACTCTGACGATTCTATAAAATCGTTAAAATCGTCTGGATAATTTTCTCTTATGTAGGCAACCATGGTCCTACGAAGAGTCTCAAAATCATAGGATTTGAAATCAGCCTGTTGGAATGACGTATAGATTTTTTTCCAATCTTCCGCAATTAGTAATCTGTTTTGTCTATCTGTAGTGGCCATATGATATACTCATAGGTATTTATTAAACGAATTATATGCGTATTTAATTAAATGTAATTAACCGTGTTGTTTTGATCGAAACCAAACACCAGTTTTTCTGTGATGTTATAAGGAACATATTTTATGCTGGCTTGTACAGATATACCATACTCTGTTTCCGATACCGATATATCCTCTGTAGATAGACGAGGATCTGCGTTTAGGTTGGCTGTTATATCGTCTGTTATTTGAGTTTTTAGTGCTTCTGTTAATGGCTCGAACAACACATCGTATATTATTGTGCCGAAATCTGGATTTTCTACTCTTTCACCTTTTCTAACACTCAATCTGTTTAATAGATCCTGTTTTACACACTCAAAGTCGTACTGTTTAAAATTAGTGTTCGAAGATCTGGAACTGAATCCTTTAAAAGTAGTGGAACTGTTTTGTATTTTGCTGTTGTTTTCGTACGCCATTTTATATTACCACCCTTTAAATATGTTTCCTATCGCCTTGCCGATTGAGGCCAATGTAGAATTTACTTTGGTCTCTATCGATTTTATCTCTGTAACAGCAGTAATTTCTCCACCTATTACAGATTTTAAAGTATCTGTAGTTTTATTTAATGCATCTGTGACATTTCCGGGAGCCTGTAATCCGGGCAATAATCCTGTGATCGAATCCGGTATAACCACATCTCCTAATATGTTTCCGACATTGGTGATGTCCGAAAGCCCTTTTGAAAGATCCCCGGAAAGAGCCTTGGTCAATCCGGTTATCGCGGCACCTAATTCTCCCTCCTTGAAGACAAGATTGCCCGTGTCTATGAAGACTAAATCTTTTAATAGAGTAACTTGGGAGCCTGATACTGAATCTATTGTTTGTTTTATGAGTTCGTTGACCCCTTCCGCTTCTGCTGTTATCTGTTTAAGAGGATCGATAGAAAGTTTAAAATCTTTGGAATATGTGTTTGCAAAATCTTTGGCTATTTCTCTGATCTTGATAGGATCGTTGCCATGCGTATCAGCGAGAGATTTAACCTTGTAGTCGAGGTCGGCTTGAAATTGTGCAAGTTGTATAATAGGATTAGAACTGTTTCTGTTCACATCTGCTAGATATCCCACCGATCCAACTTGCTTACTGTCGCCTGGTGCTGTGCCGGTCGCCGCGGCGGTAACTTTATTGGTGTGGAATTTGTAAGGTTCGTGTGTTGGTACCCTCATACCACTCATGCCTTCCAACGAGTTTTCCTGGACCTTTAAAAAAATACCGTTGGCTTTGGTTGCTGAATTTACGTCTGGGTACTTCACTGTAAGTGTGCCTGTACCGTTAACAGATAACACACCAGTTCGTGAAAACGTTGGAACAAGTCCGCCGTTGGTTTTGGTGCTGTTGAAATGTACTTCTGCTCCTGTTAAATGAAATTTATTTCCGGCCATGTGTAATTGAGTGTTGCCCGCATAAGAAAGTATGTTGGCTTGATTGGATCGTAGAGTTACGCTACCTGTATTACTTTGAATTCTATGATCATTTTCGGCCATCTGTAACATTTGTTGTGCATCCAAAGATATCTGCCCTGTCTTGGCTCTTGCCCTTATATTTTTTTTGGCGTAGAAATTTATATTGCTTTCGCTGTGAAAATTTATATCGTGGTCTGCCCTAACGTTGATGCTTCCTTTGGCATATAAGTCGACAACACCTCCTGCACCAAACTCTAACCATGTGTCTCCGGAACCGTGTGATATGTAAAGCAGGCTCTTGGTTTGGTCTCCTCCGGGTGCATCATGAAATAATAGTTGGTGTCCAGATGAGGATCGTATTCTCACAAGTTGGTTGTCACCCGCGGCATCACCGTCGTCCATAACAAACGTATGTCCGCTCAACCGTTCGGTCTTGACATCTAACTGTCTGTCCTCTGGTCCTAATTTAAATGTTTTACTGTTATTCTTTGTTCTACCCGGTGTGCTGATGCCAAACACTCTGCTTGGGGATTCTCTTCTCGCCGAACTAGTGGTCGTTCCCCTGACTCTATCTCTGCTGAGTCCTTGTTTCCTTAGGGTCTCTGCCATGGGAGTGTGTACGGGTTTTTTTGCTTTGTCAAAAGGTACTTTCGTATCTTTCCATGCTTTTTTGTTGACTTCTCCCGCAGGCACCCGCGAATCTCCGTAGACAGAAACTTTGTCCTCAAAATCTCCTCCCAAGTCGAGCACCGTGTCGTCGGTCGCTCCTATTCCGGGAATCATTTGATTTATATAAGGTTCTGGAATACAACCTATCCAGTATGCTTTCGTGTAGTCTTGATCGGCAAATATTACTAAAACTCGCGTGTCAATATCTGGTGGTGTCATCCACATTCCATAGGAATGTTGACTTGCTTCAAACTGATAAGGTTTGTTCGGTGATGTTGCTTTATCTGATTTTGTCCCATAATATGGTGAAAGGTAATCGCACGGAAAGAGATGTCCCTCCTTGACTGACCCGTTTTGTTCCATGAAAGGAATGCTCACCAACACTCGTCCATTTCTCGACGGATCAAAATTATTTTTTATATAACCAATAAACGGTCCATTACCGTAGTTTAAATCCGATATCGGTTTCTCTGTGCTTATGTCTCCTTTATTGTACATAATCTATTATTCGTCGTCAAATTCCTCATATACTGGTATTCCTGAAGTTTTACCACTATCTACTTTTTGATTTTTGTATCTAATCATTGTCAAATTTTGTGTGAACACTCCGCTGTCAAAAACACTTTCCACCTTAGTAACTTTATATATTCCGTTGAACTGTCCGGTCTCATTGCTTGTGATCACTGTGAAGACACCTTTTTTGTCATCTATATCCTGCGGAAACTTAAAATTTAGTTCTACAATAGGTTCGGCGTTGTCAAAATTAAATGAACGTGTTTCATCATCCCAGGTGGCTGGAACATTTCCCAAAGACGATGTGACAGATTTTCCAACGTTCTGTCTAGGGCCTTCCTTCTCTTCGATCGGCGTGAATAGATCGTGTCCTAAGAAAGACGGGTCTCCTAATATTTTCATATCTACCTTGTACATATCCCCGTCCGGATTGGTTAGATAATCAAAAAATTGTGCGGAAGGAGTGTCCTTTTCCGCATCGGTATATACGCCAGGCGTGTATGATTGCTCCCTGCTAGGATACGAAGTATATGGCGAAAGCGATTCTGGATAACTAGAACCGGAATTAGTAAAAAAACTTGTTATTTTATCCACGAATGTCTTGTCCTTACGTTCTGGTTGAATAGCCTTCTGATAGGCGTTGCTCAAAGAAGATTGAAAATAACCGTAATTGTAATTTATGTTCAATTCCAATATATCTTGATTTTGTCCTGTGAAGATATAATTAAATCTCTTTTTGGCATATTTCCCCCATAAACTGGTCAATGCCAGCCCCGGGACAAGAAAATTTAAAGCGTGTATGTCATAACGCTTGACGTGAAACCTTATTGTTTTCGGGTGTTGTTTGGTTATGTTATCTAGTCTAGATTTGTCTGTGTACACAGTTGTTACAATTTTAAACCACGGCACCAACTCGTTTAGATACTGCAACCACTTTTCCGGATTCTCTTGGAACTGTTTCGCACTCGGAGGGGTCACTCCTTTCTTAAAATGGTAGATATAATTTTGTACAAAATTTTCCTGGAATCCTTTGAACTGGGGCAACTTTAGAATGTTCCTAGTAAGATAATCCGTAATTTTAGAACTAGGCAAAAGTTTTAAATCGAACTGATAAGGGGGAGCGTCGGGAATGTCTGTCTCATGCAGTTGGAAACCCGTAGGCTTGGTCTCGTTCGATAGATCGGCCCATGCCAACTTATGAATATACTCATCCGCCGAGAACTGATACACATCGGCATATTCTCGCTGGTTGTTTCCAATTTCCACATCCATTTGAGTTTGTAATCCTTCCTCTAGTTGTTGAAAAAAATTAGCCAAGGGTTCTTTTGCTCTAAGGGGATTCTTACAGGTTATAGTGCTTCTAGTGTACAAGAATCTGTTCACCAACGCGAATTCTGTCCACGGCACCGCAGTACCGCTATATTCTGTACCTGCCTGATCCACCTTCATTGTTATGTTGGTAATTTTGATAGGTATTTTTCTGACTGCACTGGGTATCTTGGTATAAGAAGAAGATAGTTGATCTTCCTGTCCTTTGAATGCTATTGTCAATAAAAAAGGAGCGTCGGTGTGATGTATGTACCCGTTGTTTCCGGCCGCGGCTCTTAGTTTCTGAAACAAGGTGATACCATATGGTTCTCTCAACGTGAATTCAACTTTGCTAAGATTGGTCAACTTTCTACGACTGTTGGGCGTGGCGACCGAAGTCACCACCATTGACTGGAAAAAAATATCAAGATTTCTTTCTAGAATTTTTCTGGCAAACTTGTAATCGTCAAATATCAAGGATTCATCAAAATCAGTAACTAGATTAGGATCTTGAAAATTGTTTTTAAAAGTATTTTTGTTTCCTATACCCGACGATTTTGCTATGACATCGTGCGGATCTCCTTCTTTTAGTTTCTTTGGGTTTCTGATTTCTTCCTCTCCAAGAGCACTTAAAGTTATTTCGTAATTGTACGTGTTGTAACTATGTAATACATTGTCATATGCGAAATCACCCGACGTTGAACCGTTAGTAGTAAGTTTTCCATCACTGGGACTTGTTTTGTTCTCACTTATTTCTTTTTTGAGAGTTTTTATTTTTTCTTCGGTGGCCATCTTACACTCCTAGGTCGTCTTGGAGATTTGATAACTTTGGAAGTTTTATTACCTTGCCTGGACTAAAATCGTATACCGGGTCCTCGATTACATCTGGATTTCGTTGTGCGAACACCCACCATAATCTCGGTGTTCCGTATAAGTCATAAGAAAGTAGGTCTGGCCTATAGGCATAGACAGCATCGATTTCGTAATTTATATCATCGGGCTCGGCCGTTAGCGGTCTTGGGGTTAGGATATCTAGAAAAACATCATTCTGATCTGTTGTAAAATAAGGTGAAGTACTACTATATTTTGCCATTTTATATAAATCCTACCTGGTTGTCATCTCCGGAAGTTAATTTTCCACTAGCAAATTTTTTGAGATCGAAATTTTTAACCGATTCTCTTGAATATGTAGGTTGTAACTGTACTGTGAATATACTACTGGCAGGTGCCCATGACTCATCCCAACTGTCTTCGTTTAGGTCTACTGTTATGTTTCGTCCTCCTACCGTGATGTCTACCGGATCGTTGGTTCCTTTCTTTGTTCTGATAGATTGGCTGGTAGAAATATAATCAACCCTGTCCGTTAATTCACAACTAAATGATTGTACCACAACAGGAATATTATGTAAGACATGTTTTCCATAACCGTTTAATCTCAAGATCGGTGGTGGGTTTCCTTGTAAATTTTTATCTCCGCCGCCAAAAAACATTTTTGATACTGTTCTTAAAAAATGAAGAGTGGCTACCCAATATCTTGCATCTTCTTTATTTTGTACAGGAAACTCTCCTATCAGGGTCATGTTCTGTGGTTCAGAATTTTGGTATCCATAAAAAGGATAGTTCGAGTGTGTTGTTGCCATTGGTGTATACGTGGCGGTTTGTTGCATTATTACATTTGGCGTCAATGGAAAAACAATACCCAGATCGTCTATCAACGGTTCTAATACCTTGTGAGATCCACCGTCTCCGAATATAATGCTTTTTGCCGCGGATAATGGTGGTAAAGTTAACTTTACTCGCCAGTCGGTCTGTTCATTTCTGTTTCTCCATATCGCGTATGAATTAAGCCTATCGTTTGGGGTGGCTCCCTTGTTCAATCCTGCGTTAAACAAACGACCCAAGGTGGAATCATAGATTCCCTTGAATACCGTACTTGTTGCTTTTCCTAGTGGATTTTCATTTATTGCCATTTAATATTTCACCATTTTCTTGACTATTAATAAAAAGTTTTATATAATCAATTGTATTTATAGGCTCAATTATAGGCGCACTTTATTCCCCGTACGACAACAAAAATTTAAATTTAGGAGAAATATGAAAAGAGTAAATTATTTAAACAACAAAGATCTACTGACAGAGATCCACAGGAGCAAAAATACGTATTGCTCGTATATTTCGGAGGGGGATGATCAGTACGATGTTATTGTGAGTGATATTAAAAAAATCAACTCTATAAACATTGCAAAAGCAAGAAAAAATAGAGCCAAACGCATGACACAACGGGCGTGGGAAGAAGCCAAGAGCCTGGGTACCAAAAGAGTTAAGATGTCTGACTTTGAGGTTTCTCCTAGAAAAATAGATAAAACAGATCTTATTTTTAGAGTGATGACGTTCGATCACGTGCCCGGGGATAGCGATAGGAAGAAGAATCCCAAATCCCGGGCGGATCATCATGTGAAAGTGAACTTTCCTCCGTTTCAACATTTTAAATTGAATAAAAAAGGTGAACCAACATGTGTGGGCAAGAGCCACTGGACTGGTGGATTGAGTAACGGAAATTTTCAATCGGATCATGGACGGATAACCGACAAGTTAGCACGTATGTATATGAAACTATGTGAGCGATATGGCACTCGAAGCAACTGGAGAGGTTATACATACAACGACGAGATGCAATCTCAGGCACTGATGCAACTGAGTCAGATCGGTCTACAGTTCGACGAATCAAAATCTGAAAATCCTTTTGCTTATTACACTGCGGCCATCACAAACTCTTTCACTCGTATACTAAACATCGAGAAGAAAAATCAAAACATTCGAGACGATATCATGGAAATGGAAGGTATGATGCCTAGTTATACAAGACAAGCAAAAAACGAGGCCGAGGCAAAACTAAATTTACTCGAATACGAAGAACAACACCGTTCAGCGAAAAGAAAAAAGAAAATCAAGATGGAACAGGCACCGGTAAAAGTTTATAACAAAAAAGAAATTAAACAACTTAACAAGAAACTTCATGAAAAAGGAAAACTTTCTCCTGCAGATTTTGAAGAGATAAAATAATATTATGTTTTTTAAACGAGCGGCCTGTTTCACAGACATCCATTTTGGATTGAAAGGAAATTCCAGAGTACACAACGACGATGCAGAAGAATTCGTGTATTGGTTCATAGAGCAGGCCAAGAAAAACGACTGTGAGACTTGTATATTCCTGGGCGATTGGCACCATCATAGATCGTCTACAAACGTCAGTACAATGAATTACACAGTTTCCAACATGGAGAGATTGGGGGAAGCGTTCAAAAATGTTTATGTGCTGATGGGCAATCACGATCTATTCTACAGAGAGAAGCGGGAAATCAACTCCATGGAATTCGTGAGATATATTCCCAATGTGCATATAGTTAACGAGTGGATTCTTACAGAGGACGTGGCACTGATTCCGTGGTTGGAACCAGGCGAACACCTAAAGATACCCGAATTAAAACAACAATATATGTTTGGACATTTTGAGTTGCCCTACTTCATGATGAACGCAATGGTAGAAATGCCTGACGTGGGTGGAATCAAAGCAGATCATTTTGTCAATCAAGAATATGTGTTCACCGGACACTTCCATAAAAGACAACAGCGAGGCAACATACATTATATTGGTAACGCATTTCCACACAACTACGCAGATGCCGGCGATGATGCTCGTGGCATGATGATACTGGAGCACGGTGGCAAGCCTCAATATATTGATTATCCCGGAATGCCTGTATATAGACACTACAAGATTTCTCAACTATTGGAAAATGCGGACAGTCTTTTAAAAGAAAAAATGTATGTGCGTGTGGGATTAGACATCAAGATATCATACGAAGAAGCGAATTTTATTCGTGAAACTTTTATGGACAAATACAAACTCAGAGAATTCCAACTTATACCAGAACAGATGGATCAGGCAGAAGCAAAACCTGTATCAGTGGAAAAATTCGATTCAGTGGATCAGATTGTGATCAAACAATTGGAAGCAGTGGATTCAAAGACCTATGACAAACAGATATTAATGGCAATTTACAATAACTTAGATGTTGAAAAGTAATTTACAAGTAGAAGAATTGTGGCAGGCAGTCAGCGAACGCTTGACTCCTAGAGAAGAATTGGTCGACAGAACTAAAATTAATCCAATATTCTTATGTAATATCGATATGATAAATTTTCTAAACGCACGAAAAGGAAAAATACTCGATATAGGATGTGGTGCTAATTTTTTTAAAAAATATAATACCGTGGGAATCGACAATCACCCTAAAGCACATATCAAACAAAACATAAGTCGTATGAATCATCAAGAGATAATAAAAAAGTTTGGTAAATTTAATAAATTGTTGTGCATCAACAGTTTACACTTTTCGAACACGATTAACCAAATAGAAAAACTAAAGAAATTAGCAAACAATAATGCAAGATTTGTTATTACGGCAAACTACAAGACATTACTAAGAAACAACATTAACGTAAAAGAATTTATTAAAAAAGTTAAAACTCTTGGAAAAATTTTAAAATTTATCGATACAAGATCAATAAAATGGATCAAGCAACAAAAGAAAAAAATAAAACCACATTCTGTTTGGTATCATGATAAAGATTTTTTTGAGACAAGAATAAACGAGATATGTAAATTTAATGATTACATGAACGGAAATCTAAGATTTTACGGAGAAATATCATGTTAGGTGTTAAAACCAAGAAGATTAGTAAAAATAAATTGATAAAGATATTAAAAACAAAATACAACAACGAAGAATATATCTGTGTTATACCAAATAAAAAAATATCGCATAAAGAATGGTTACAGGGTTACTGGAGATGGCGATTAAAAAAAGAAAAGAAATAAAATGCTTACTATAAAAACATTAATAGTTAAAAATTTCCTATCGGTGGGTAATCAAGCACAGAGCATCAACTTCGAAGGTAAGAACCTCGTATTGGTCATTGGCGAGAACATGGACTTGGGTGGTGATGATGCAGGCGCTAGGAATGGCACTGGTAAAACCACAATAATCAATGCCATAAGTTATGCTTTCTATGGAGATGCACTCACACAGATCAGGAAAGATAATCTTGTTAACAAGACTAATAATAAAGATATGTTGGTTGCTATCGAATTCGAAAAGAACGGCATACGTTATAAGATCGAAAGAGGTAGAAAACCACAGATATTAAGATTCTATCGTGACGACATTGAACAAGAGAGCAACGAAGCACAAGGTGAGAACAGAGAAACACAACACGAGATAGAGAAACTGTTGGGGATGACTCACTCGATGTTCAAAAACATCATTGCACTGAACACATATTCGCAACCGTTCTTAGCAACGAAACAGAACGAGCAGAGGGAAATCATAGAACAACTGTTAGGTATCACTATAATAAGTCAAAAAGCAGAAATTTTAAAAGAGCAAATGAAAGGAACCAAGACCGAATCAGTATCGGAAAAACTTAAATTAGATGCTATTGTTTCTTCCAATGAAAAAATAGACGAATCCATAAAGAATTTAAAACTAAGAAACTCTGCATGGAAGACTCAGCAGAAACAAGATATAGAAAAATTTAAAGAGGCCATTGAAGAATTAGAAAAAGTCGATATCAATAACGAATTAGAGTTACATAAAAGTATACAGAAACAACAAGATGATATGAAATCTTTGAGAAGTTTACAAAAAGAAAAAGCATATCACGAAGATAGTCTCACAAAAACAGTAAGACAGATCGAACTTAAAGAAAAAGACATGGAATATGCCAAGGATGCAAAATGTCCTACCTGCGAACAGGCACTACACGATGACAAGCACGAGCAATTATTGAACAAATTAACTAGCGATCTAGAGGACTTACGCAAAGATGAATTAAAACTGAATTCAGAATTAAAGAATATCAACCAAAACATAGAAAAAATTGGTGATATAGGACAACTGCCGGACACATTCTACGATACCATAGATGAGGCATATAATCACAAAGGTTCTTTGAAAGATCTTAAGAGACAATTAGAACATACAGAAAAAAAAGATAATCCATATCAAGAGCAGATTGAGGAACTGACAAAATCTGCAATACAAAAAGTCGATTACACCAAACTTAACGAGTTGGAAGACTTGTTCAGGCACCAAGAGTTCTTGTACAAACTGTTGACGGCAAAAGATTCATTCATTAGAACAAGGATCATAGAACAGAACTTAACCTATTTGAACCAACGACTTGCTTGGTATTTGCTTCAGGTTAAATTACCTCACACAGTAGTTTTCCAAGCAGATCTAACCGTGAAGATAGAAGAGTTAGGCAGAGAGTTAGATTTTGATAATCTAAGTAGGGGTGAAAGAAACAGATTGATATTGAGTTTAAGTTGGGCATTCCGAGATGTTTGGGAAAGTCTTTATCAACAGATCAACTTATTGTTTATCGACGAATTGATTGATGCTGGTATGGATGCGTCAGGTGTAGAGTCATCCATGGCAGTGCTGAAAGAAATGTCAAGAACACAGCAAAAGAATATATTCCTTATTTCTCACAAGGATGAATTGGTCAGTAGAGTCAATTCTGTACTGAAAGTGGTTAAAGAAAATGGGTTTACCAATTACGCCAACGACGTGGAAATTTTAATTTAGGACGTTAATAGATTTCCAATACCAACAACATCACCGTTTTTATCATGTGCTACATGTAACAATTTCGAAGGCGTGAGGGAAAACTTCTCACAGATTTCATAATGTTTTGTTTTATATGTATTCCATCCGTAATCACGTTCTATATTATTCATCATAAAAAATCCGCATGCGGTTAGACTCTCATTATACTTTCTTTGTGCATTGAACAGGGTTATCGAATCCATTGTTTTTTGTTTGCTCCATCGCAATCCAACTCTATTCCAGGTAAGATTGTATTTGCTCATGCTCATTCCAATACTTTTTATGTTCGGATGAGTGAGATCTAAGTGTATATCTCGCGAGCAGGTAATCCAAGCACAATCTATATGAATATCTATGTTTTTGTTTTCGCATTCTTTTAATATAATGTCCCATGACGGATATATGTCTCCGTATTTCCAATTCGGTAGGCTTACTATCAACGGTATTCCTTCTTTTAATTCCCCGGGAGATGTTGACTGTTTACCCATTACAGAATAATAAGCATAATCGTACGGTAATACCTGTATATTCCATGAGTGTTTTAAACAGATATTTTCTATGAATTGTGTGCAACCAATTATTACATCTTTCTCTTTAAATTTTTCCCACCCGATTACATTGTTCAGTTTTGTTGATTTGAACCATTCATCTGCTGTATTAACAAATACATCGTGGCCAACATTTTCGTGTGCTTCTGCAAACCATCGTTGCTTTAAAGTTTTCAAATGATCGTCTAAAATAGGAAATAAGATTTTTGTAGGTGACTGGTTCATGAATATCTTATGTAAACACTTTTTCTTGTTTTTTGTTTTACTTTTCCTTCTGTTCCATGAAAACTCTTTTCCGAATTTAATAAAGAATATCCGCTATTCAAGATATAAGGAAATGTTTCGATCACATTCGACTTTTCTACCGAGTCATATAAAACTGTTCCGGGATTGTCGTTGCTGTCTAGATAAATTTGTATTGCTAGTTTGACCCTGGGATCGTCTCTGTGTGGGGAAAGACTATAATCGGTATAGTCGTACCAAATGTCCGCCGTACCCGGAGTTAATTTTTGATTAAATTTTTCTTCCAACATCTTTGTTATTTTCGAACTACGAAAGATCACGTTCAGTTCTTTGCTAATCATCTCACTGTAAGACACTCTCAATCTCGATCTGTTTTCTTGATGTTCTAATTTTTCAAATTTTACATTACTAGGGATGGTAATTAACTTTTTTAAAAGATCAGATGGAAAAAAATCTATATATTTTTGGTAATAACACGAATTTATTTCATTTACCGTTGATTTTTCTATTGACTGTGCCACAAATCTAATGCTATCATTGAACATACGTTAATTAATTATCGTACGATAACAAAGGAGACAAAAAATGTCACAAACACATGATGCTATAATGACAGCGATTCAGACCTACTCAGAAGAGAACTCAAAGTTCACTGACAAAGGTATTAAGGCTTCGGCAACAAGAGCCAGAAAAGCATTAGCAGAACTGTCAAAATTAATCAAAGCAAGAAGAAAAGAAATTCAAGAAACTAAGAACGCTCAATCGGCGGCTTAATAAT